GAGATGTTCTTGTGGGGCACACTGGATGAATCATCAGTGGAGCCGGATTACGTGCCTTATCTCGACGCGTTCAAACTGTTTTTGACAGATACCGGTTTCGAAGCTGTACATATTGAGGAGCGGATCTACCACCCAGACCTTAAATATGCCGGAACCGTTGATATGGTCGGCGAACTTGCCGGGAAGGTTGCTTTGATAGACATTAAGACAACCTTCAAACTGATGAAAAGTACAGGCCCACAAACCGCCGCATACAAAGACGCCTGGGAGAAATCAGGGAACCCGCCGATAGATTGGCGCTACGGCCTGCAACTTAAAAAAGATGGCACCTACAATCTGGCGCCAATGAAATCACCGATCGATTTAAATATTTTTCGAAGCTGTTTGGCAATCCACAATTACATGATGGAGAAATAAAATGGAAGTGCAAACTGAAGATAAAAGCGAGATCAACGCAATCCAATCTCTGCCCGAATTATATCGCAATTTTGAGATAGTCACGGCTGATCACTGCCAGCAGGCGGCAACCGTATTATCTGACGCTAAAAAGCGCGTTGCGGTGTTGGAGGAACGGCGGAAACAAATCACAAAGCCGCTCGACGATGCCAAGAAATCCGTAATGGATCTGTTCCGCCCCGCAACCGATGCGTGCGCGGCGCTCGAAAGAATTATCAAGCCGAAGATCGCGCACTACCACAACGAGCAAGAGCGAATTCGGCGCGAGGCGCAAGCCAAGGCTGAGGAGGAGGCGAGGAAAGAGCGGGCACGGTTAGAGGCGCAAGCCGCCAAGGCGCGTGAAAAAGGCAAGGAGGAGCGCGCCGAGGCGCTGGAAATTAAAGCCGCCACCACCGTTGCTGTGACTCCTGCGATCGCCACACAGAAAATCACCGGCGCAAGCGTGCGCAAGGTGTGGAGCGCGGAGGTGATTGATGTGATTGAGCTGTGCAAAGCGATCGTTGCCGGGGATATTCCGCCCACAGTGATTGATTTTAAACAGTCCGAATTGAATCGCCTCGCAACCACCTGGCAAAACAATCGCGCATTTCCTGGTCTGCGCATCTCCCAACAGTCCGTTGTCATGAGTCGATAATATGATAATCAAACGCCCCCACGAACTCCCAATTAACGGCTGTCTAGTTGAAGTAATGCTGGCAATCGAAGGCGATTACCAGCCGCACCGAAAAGCCACTCTCACCGATCCAGAGGTTGATGCCGAATTCAAGATTAGCGGGATTTACTTGGGTGGTGCTGATATTTCTGGAGTGTTCGGCAAGCCTGATTTGCGTGAGCTAGAGGAAAGTATTTTGGTTGAGATTATTGAAAGGGGATCGGAATGAGTTACGCAACTTTTCTCTCTCGCAAAAAGTTTATTGATCGATCATGCGGGTTCGATCCGGGGGATATGCGCTACCCGCTCAAGGATTTTCAGCGTGATATAACCGCATGGGCTTGCAGAAAAGGGAAGTCAGCGATATTTGCCGACACAGGACTCGGCAAAACGTGGATGCAGCTGGCGTGGGCTGACCTTGTGTCAGCGCACGCTGGCCCTGTGTTGGTTTTGGCGCCGCTTGCGGTGAGTGAGCAGACCATTGGAGAGGGCAAAAAATGCGGGGTGTACGTCGAGAAAATAACACCATCCACAATTATCGATTGCGGGGTTTATATCACAAACTATGAGCAGCTCAGCAATATTGACACGTCGAAATTTGCCGGGATAGTTTTGGATGAATCGTCAATACTGAAAGGTTTTGACGGGAAAACCAGAAAACTGATCACGGAGTTGTTTTCCGAAACCCCTTACCGACTATCCTGCACCGCCACACCATCCCCTAACGATCTGATGGAGTTCGGAACGCAGGCTGAATTTCTCGGAATAATGAGCGTAACCGAAATGCTGGCTACGTTTTTCACGCACGACGGATCAGGTACATCTAAGTGGCGACTGAAAGGACACGGCAGGACCAAATTTTGGGAATGGCTATCAACGTGGGCGATATTTATCAGATCCCCTTCTGATTACGGGTACGACTCCACAGGCTACGATCTCCCGCCACTGATTTATCATGAGCACATTATAGAAAGCGGGGTTAAAGATGGTTTGCTACCGTGGATCGCTCAAGGGTTATCTGAGAGGCAAAAGGCGAGACGCGAAACGATTAATTCGAGAGTCGAAAAAGCTGCTGAGATCGCTAATTCCATTAGCGGCCAATGCCTGATTTGGTGCCACCTAAACGAGGAATCCGAAAAGCTCGAAAACAGAATCAATAACTCTGTGCAGGTATTCGGATCTCAGAAAGCAGAAACAAAAGCAAATTATTTATTGGGTTTCGCGTGTGGTGATGTTCACCGACTAATAACCAAACCATCAATCGCGGGGTTCGGAATGAACTGGCAAAACTGCCGAGATATGATATTCGTCGGCTTGAGCGATTCATTCGAGCAATATTACCAAGCAGTTCGCCGCTGCTGGCGGTTCGGCCAAACGATGCATGTTAACGTGCATATTGTTTCGAGCGATTCCGAAGGTGCTGTAGTTGCCAACATCAAATCAAAAGAATCAACGCATAATTTAGTTGCTGCTGAAATGCTGCGAACGGTAAAGCAATTCAGAACTGATCTGAAATCAACAGTTACCGAAAAGAATATTTATATCCCAAACAAACAGATGGAGCTTCCACGATGGATGTGATAAATCAGGTTATTACCGATAAGTATGCTCTTTATAATGGGGATTGCGTCGAAGTAGTTTCATCACTGAAAGATGATAGTGTTGATTTTTCTATTTTCTCGCCGCCTTTCGCGTCTCTTTACACGTATTCGAACTCAGATCGGGATATGGGAAACTGCACAGATAACGCTGATTTTTTTGCCCATTTTTCGTTTTTAGTCGAACAGCTTTACCGTGTTATTCGACCTGGTAGGCTGGTTGCGATTCACTGTATGAATTTACCGTCATCAAAGCAAAAAGACGGATTTATTGGGCTGAAGGACTTTCGCGGAGATATTATCAGAAAATTTCAGGAATACGGTTTTATATATCATTCTGAGGTTTGCATTTGGAAAGATCCCGTGGTTGCAATGCAGCGAACAAAAGCTATAGGACTGCTGCACAAACAGCTCAAAAAGGATAGCGCGCTCTCTCGTCAAGGAATAGCTGATTACCTGGTAGTTATGCGCAAACCTGGAGAGAATACCAAACCAATTGCTGGCGAGCTAAAGTATTTTGTAGGCGATGAGTTGATGCGTAATTTCTGCGAGATTGTTCGGCATGACGGGAGAGTGGCGCAGATACCAAATGGCAACGGATCATCAGTGATTGATATTTGGCAGCGCTACGCATCGCCGGTTTGGCATGATATCAATCAGAGCAACACTCTCAATTTCCGTGAAGGTAGAGAGTCAGACGACGAGCGCCACATCTGCCCGCTGCAATTGGACGTAATCGAGCGATCGATACAGCTTTGGAGTACGCCTGGCGATGTTGTGCTAACACCGTTTTTAGGCATCGGTTCTGAGGCGTACTGCGCCGTTTCTGCGGGGCGACGAGCAGTTGGTGTCGAGCTAAAGGAGTCCTATTTTAATCTCGCTGTTCGCAACCTAAAAAGCGCTGAAATGCAGCAGTATGATTTATTTGAATCGGTTGCGCAATGAAACACTATCTCAATCGCACCTTACAGTGGTCCTTTTTCATTGCGATCTACGCAATTTTTCTCGCGTCGTTTGTTCCGGCGTTCCACACGCATTTTGTTGCGAGGATCGGATACGTGGAATTTAATGCGGCGGCTTGCGTCGTGTTTTTGCTTTGCGCTGCGGCGCTTTGGAGGCTGGAGAGATGATTATCAAACTAACGTTAACAGATGGGCGGCCCGCACTGTTGAACATGGTTGGCCCGTTTTCAATAGTGCCGCACCCAAACGGGCTCGAAACATATATTAGTTTTGTGTCGAGTGACGGGACCTATACAGTTAAAGAAACGCCAGATCAGATACTCGAAATGCTGAGCGCGAAATTGTGCAGCATCTGCTCTGTTTCGTTTTGCACCCGCGCAATTGAGAAAGCTGTGCGTAATGAGACGTGTAAGTGGACCGGTGATTTTGTGCAACGTGCCCCAAGCTGTTGCGTAACGGCCCTGTGGGCGCAAGATGCGTTACCGCCCCCGCACTGCCCTTGGTGTGGTAAAAAAGTGGAGGTGGTGTGATGTTGCAACTGATAAGTTTTTCGGGCGGTTTGGGATCTTTTATGGCTGCGCATTTAACTGTTCGAGATTACGGAGCGGAAAGTTGTAAGTTAATATTCTGCGATACCAAAACGGAAGATCCTGACTTGTATAGATTCGTAGACGAAACCAGCATCCTATTAGGGTGCGAAGTGGTTAGGTTATGTGATGGTAGGACGATCTGGGAGGTATTCACAGATGTTCGCTTTCACGGTAACAATCGAATCGACCCCTGCTCAAGAATTCTAAAACGCGATCTGTTTAAGAAATACGTGGCATCAAACTATATTCCTGATGAGTGTAATATCGTGGTCGGAATCGGCGGGGTTGAACAGCATCGAATGGTTGCTATTCATAGAAACTGGCACCCCTACACTGTAACTGCGCCATTAATAGACTCTGGGACTGATCGGGATGACATCCTAGATATCTTAGAGCGTAATCACATTGCACCGCCGCGCTTGTACGCGATGGGGTTCCCGCATAACAACTGCGGCGGGTTCTGTGTTAAAACAGGTCAGAAGCAGATGAAGTTGTTACTAGATAAACTCCCAGAGGTGTATGACTATCACGAACAAGCGCAAGAGAAACTATTCAGAGATATAGACTCCCGCCACGGTTTTATTCGAAAAACGATAGCGGGCAATTTACAGTATCTATCGCTGCGGGAATTTCGAGAGCTTACGCAATCCGGTGAGCCAGTAGATCAGTATCAAGAAGATGGGTGTAATTGTTTTGTTTAAACGTGGAGGAGGTGTGATGGAAAAAACACGCCATTACACTGAGTGCCCGAACTGCAAAAAGGGCATATATCTGCACCCGCAGACTATAACGTCACAACTCAGAGGGGAGTGTGAAAAATGCGGGATTACGATTTATCTAAATCTATGGAGTAGAGGCGATGAACCAAGAACAAGCGAAGAGATTAATTGAGCTGGCTGAGCAGATTGGGTGGAAGCACTTTCGACACGAGTTAGAAAAAAATAAAGATCACATTAAATATTTTTCAAATTCTGGAATATATCAATTTATTGATTTTGATAATAAGTGGAGCGAATCGCGTTCGCTTGATTTTTGCAATCCACCAAACGAATACCGCCCCGTTCCCGCGCGCAAAATTGATGGAGAAAAAGCGATGAAGAGCGGCGCCTACGGAGTCGAATTCGATTTCGATGGCCGTAAAGGGGTGCTGATTGGGTTTTTTTCGAATTCCGAAATGCCTTTTTTGTTCGTCACGACGGCAGGGAAGCTCAGTAGAAGCGCTAGATGCGAACCGCTCCCCGGTTTCGATGTTCCTGAGTGCTGGTTGGAGGATGTATGAGTACACAAGTTAAGCACTCGTGCAATTGCGAAACAGGAGAGATAATGATTCGATCTGACATAACTGGGGCAATATTGATTCAAACAAAACTCCCCGTTACTGACGATCTTTTTGAGGTGTTTCAAAGCCTCGTTGATGCGTTCAGCGCCGCCGAGGAAATGCTATTATTTGAGCAGGTGTGCACGAAGGCTATGTTAGAAATGGATAGAATTAGAAATAGGGGGTGTTTATGATTCAGGAAATCACGTTAGCGGAATACCATAAACTAAAGCACCCGCTTGGTCATCCGACCAAGCAAACGATTCGAAATCACGTTCGGCGCGGAATAATACAGGGTCGTATCGTTCGCGTCGGAAGTCGAGATATGTTTTATATGCCGTTGGAGCCGACTCATGCTAATCCTGAGATTGCGGATATATTGAGGAGTACGATGTGAAAAAGTTTAAAATCAAAGTCCCGTTTTCTGGATATGTTCGCGGCGAGAAAACAATAATTCTCGAAGCGAGCACTAAAGAGGAAGCTTTAAAGGAGCTGAAAGAGTCCGATTATATTTGGGAGGCGGGAGTCGAGTGTAACTACTATAGAGAGGACATAGAGCACGCTTTTAACGAGGTCAGAATTGAAGAGATGGTGGTGAGCGATGACCCCGCGCAAACGCAAACGTAAAAACGAGGATCTCCCGCCGAATTTATACGTCGATGTAAAAAACGGCGCGGAATATTTTGTTTGGGAAAATCCGCTCACGCTCAAACGCAAATCGATCGGGACAGATCGGAAAGACGCAGTTAAAAAAGCGGTGCTGCTCAATGAGGCGATGCGGGAAATGGGCGTCACGTCGCGCACAACTCGGGTTGTGTCTAACACTGTTGCGGAGTTGGTCGGAAAGTTTGAAGCGGAGCGGCTCGCTCTATCTGTTCTCAACGAATCGAGGCCAGCCATATATCAAAGCAGATGGCGACACGAGCGGGTTCGATTCGATCTGGCAGCGTCGTATCGGCGCGTACGTGGCGGCGGGTAATGAGCGCTTTACCGAGCACGACATTAGAGCGGCTATCGGATCGGAAGCGGATTGCGTGGAAAGGGCGCAAGCTCTGCTTACCCACGCCAGCGCGGCGACGACTCAAAAACACTACCGGCGGAAACCCGATACAGTGGTACCGGCAACATCGAGCAAGCTGAAAGGGAAGATTTGACACCCGCTACCACCAATACGGGTGATGGTTGGGTGATATTTTTAACGTAGTGAAACCACAAAAAGGAGAGTGTAAATGTTAGATAATAAAATGATTGGCAGTTACGTAATTACGCGGTGCAGAGATGCCGGGGTCCACGCCGGTTATCTTGAGTCATACGAGGGGCGCGAATGCGTTTTAACAAAGTCGCGTCGGTTGTGGTACTGGAAGCCCGCAAACAGAAAAGCGTTTTTATCCGGCGCAGCGACAGACGGCTTGCACTCAGATAGCAAAATCGGAATCGAGTTGCCACGCATCCATCTGACCGAGAACTGTGAAATTATACAGTGTTCTGAGGCGGCGCAAAAATCTATCTCGGAGGCGCCGGACTATGAACCACGATAACATCGGCGACGGCTCCGGCGACGGCTCCGGCTCCGGCTACGGCTCCGGCGACGGCTCCGGCGACGGCTACGGCTCCGGCTCCGGCTACGGCTACGGCTACGGCGACGGCTCCGGCTACGGCTCCGGCTACGGCTCCGGCTACGGCTACGGCTCCGGCTCCGTCTACGGCTACGGCTACGGCGACGGCTCCGGCGACGGCTCCGGCTACGGCTCCGGCTCCGGCTACGGCGACGGCTACGGCTGATTGACACCCGCCCGCATTCCGGCCTATCCTTTCCCTGCCGCTGTAAATACAGCGGCCTGGGCTTAGCATCCCGGAAATCGGCGGACACACCGCCTAGAGCGGTTTTTTATTGTCCGAAACACAGGGCTCCTGTTTATGGGTGGACTGTGTGGGCACTCGAAAGAGTGGCCGGTCCCGTTCTGCCGGTATGTCAACCCGCACAGCTCCACTCTCCTATTTGACATTAGGGGGGTGGGAAACAAACCACTTGAACGGAGATCACTCATGTCAAACAATGACTCGAACGCTATAAGGCTGCTTTGCGAAGCTGCGAGGTTATCTTTCCACTCCCCCGAACTGCTTTCTGATTTTTTGGCTCTAGTTGAGGAGGCTGAAAAATTATGCTCCGAAACACCGGATTTTATTTTTTTAACGACGCTATTTAAATTGGGAGGTTTTCATAATCACAAGTCCGCCATGACTCCACCATCAAAACACGGCAACTCAGATGGGAAGCGCGTTTATTTCATGCAGGCTATTGGGTCAGGGCTTATAAAAATAGGATGCTCTACCGACCAAAACGTTAGGCTAAAACAGATTGGCGGTGTCGCCAGCGAAAAACTTGTTCTGCTCGGAACGATTGACGGCGATCATGCAACCGAAGCGAGTCTGCACTGTAAATTCGCACACATTAGAAAGCACGGGGAATGGTTTGAGCCAGACGCCAGCTTGTTAGCATTTATCGCCTCTTCAACTGGGGGTGCAAAATGAACGCAGCCAAAATCATCCCGTTCCAACACGAGACACACCCCGTCCGCGTAATCGCAGACGAAAGCGGCGAACCTTGGTTTGTCGCCAAAGATATTTGCAACGCGTTAGGTTATGCCGATGTGAGCATGATCGTCCGCAAGCTGGACGATGACGAGAAGGGTACAAGCCCAATTTGTACCCCCTCTGGTCAGCAAGAAATGCTCACCGTTAACGAGTCGGGGCTGTATAGCCTGATCCTCACCAGCAGAAAACCGAAGGCTAAAGAGTTCAAGCGCTGGGTGACTCATGAAGTGCTTCCGGCGCTCCGCAAGACAGGCACCTACACCCACCCAGACTTCCGCCCCGAGAAAACCCGCACCGCTCACCCCGGCGGCCTCACCATTGAGCAGCAGGACGCAGTTAAGGCGCTGCACAAAGATCTGTGTGCGGCGGTTACTGATCGGGCTGGTAAGGCGCGCCTGGCTGTTGCACTGTGGTCTGGTGTCAAAAGCAAGTTCGGGGTGAGTTACAAGGACGTGCCAGCCGCCGAGTTCCCTGCGGTGATCTCGCTGATGAGTCGCATCGCGGTCGAGGGGGAGTATTTGCCTGCACCCGCTGCGCAAACTCCAAAAACAATGGAGGAGACGATATTCGGCGAAAAATTTGAGGGGATGCGCAAGGCGGCGGGAGAGTATTTGCAGGGGTGTGAGGAGGCGGTCAAGTCGTGCGGCGCACAGCTCCCGGATTGGCCCAAAATCGACGCCACCGATCTGGCCCACGTAATATTGCGGCACCAACTCGATGATGCGCGGATGCTCGTCACGTTTGGCCGCAACGGCACCACAAGCACCCAGATGGTACCGAAAGATGCGAGCGTCATCACGATCGATCAGATCCCGCAGGCGATGATTAACGCCAGCGCTGAGCAGGTATCGGCGATCCTGGATTGCTGCG